GCGTGTAGTCGTAGAAATAGCCCCGTACAGCGTAGTCAGTGTTTGTGGTGGTCACAGTACCTGTATCACTGTTGTATGCACCAGCGGCCCGCTTACGAAGCGTGAGGGCTATCCCATGCTCCTTGATGAGTTGTCGTAGAGTGTAGGGATCAAACGCCATTGGGTTCATCGGTGATATACTGATCAACCGCCTCTGTGTTGTCGAACTGGTTGACACTGAAAGCAGGTTTAACACGATCAGAGTCAGCGTTAGCTACACCAATCCCAGAGATAGAGATACCACCAGCAGAGACACCCAAAGACTTACCAGAGGTCTTCTTACCTTGGGCTTCAACTTGAACAGCCAGTTGATTGTACTGTTTTGCTCTGTCACTGTAGTTGGCACTCAAAGCACCATCCAGAGTGGTAGTAACCATGCGGCTAAACTTAGCAGCTACAGCCCTACAAACCCACACAGCAGCGTAGTAGACATTGTTACCAGTTTGAGATAGAGCAAAGAGGATTTCTTCGTTCTGTGCAAGTTGATCTGCTTCTTCTGTGTCACCTACAAGGAGACGTACAGTATTAAGACGACCAGAAGTGGTTGTAGTATTCAAGTCTATTACAGAGTAGCTCCAAGACATCTGGTCGCCCCTTAATTAGTTTTCTAGTTCACCGTAGGAGGTACGCCACCGACGAATAAGACCAATTTGTTTATCCTTGATCTTGCTGGTAGAGCATTTCTTCTGGAGAAATTCACCATTGTTTTTAGTCTTTAGTTTGACTTTACCATTGATGTTATCTACAAGCAAGTGAAGTTGGTCAACAGAATATCCTTCTAGTCCGTCACCAACAGCAATCTTTGAAACTGCAACTTCTTCAAGTTCTTCATTGTGGTGAAGCATATCATTAAAGAATAGTTGCTGTAGGACATCGTGAGGGGTTCCAAAGAACTCCCAGCTAAATCTTTCACCCTTCTTCCAAACCTTACCAGCCATCTGAATGCCATCTTGTTTGACAAACACAGGACGAGAAGGGTTGAAGAAGGGGAGAAACGGTCGGGTCATCTCTCCCACTCCTTGTTTTAGGCTACAACAGTAGCGATGAAGGCACCCATGTCCGAAGACACAACCTTGTGGTCATAAGCCAAGTTGGCTTCCAGCACTTCGGCAACACCGTCGATAGCCAGATAGTCACCACGATACGACTTGATCGTAATGCCATGACCCGAAGCATTCTCCAGATCATCCCAAGTGAAGGTATAACCAGCCGAGGGAACCATCAGACCAGCCGCACGGGGGCGGTAGTAGAAGGCTGCCGACTTGCCACCGATGAAGGCATTGGCTTCAGTCAGACCCTCAGCAGCCGTGTTCTTCACGGTCTCCATTACGAGGAACTCTTCCACACCGAAGATTTCAGCCAGTTTGGCGTCCGTCACCAGAGCGGTGTTCGTCACGGTAGCACCACCATTCAGGCGCGACAGGATCGAAGGGTTGTTGACCAGAACGTCACGAACTTCTTTACCGACAACCATGACATTGGGCTTGAAACCACCCGACTTCAGTTGCATGGTGCGCGTGATGTTCGTCACGTCAGCAATCGGGGTCGAGTTGGTGTAGTCAGACCATTGACGCACTTGGTTGGTCGAGGGCGAACCCGAAACACCAGCCCAGTCCGTACCCCAGATCGAACCTGCGAAGTAGGACGTAGCCCACTTGACTTCACGGTCGATCAGCAGTTGGTGGGTCAGCATCTGAGCGCCAGCCGAACGGATGTCCAGAGCAGCATCTTCGTTAGCCAAGGTATTGAAGTCGAAGTCGGTTGCCAGCGAGAACACGTCAGCCGAGTAGGTGTCGGTCGAGAGGCTCATACCAACACGAGGTGCTTGGGTACGGGGAGCACGGGCTTGGACCTGACCAACACGGTTGAAGTCTGCACGGTTGTAGATGTAGTATTTGTCGGTCTTCTTCGAAACCGAAACCTTCGGGAAGACACGATCAGCGATAAAGCCGTTAGCGTCTTGCAGGAAAGCAATCGTCAGGTTAGTAAGCGGTGCGTCGATATGGACGGCACTAGGGGTCAGCATAGCCATGAAAGATATTCCTTATTTCAAACTAGATTAGGCTGCGGCAGTTTCAGCGCGCGACAGTTCAACCGTGATGATTTGGTTATCAACACCGGCTTCCAGAGCGTAGCCAAGGATGATGTCCGTCGAAGCGGCAGCAACAGCCTCACCCGAAGCATCCGAAGTGACAGCAGCACCACGAGTGATCGTGCCAGCAGCTTTGACAGTCACACGACCGTCGTAAGCAACCGTGACGGGTTGACCAGCAGCAGTAGCAGCCATCAAGGCCACACCGACAGCACGATCCCCAGCGCCACAAGGATCAATCTGACCATCCGAAGCAGGGCCAGCAACAAAGGTGAATTGAGCGATAGCAGCACCCGAGATGTAGGTACGAGTGCTCATGTTTTCCGTAAATGCCATTTGAAAGGCTCCTTATTTACTTCTTGTAGGTTTCAAGCAGAAGGGATTTCCCCTCAGCGGTTTTGATGACGGCAGCATACGCTTTGTAGAAGTCTTCCTTCTTCTCTTCCTGACGGAACTTAACCATGTCGTTAAGCTTGTCAGCAGGAGTTTTTAGATCGTTCTCTGCGTCCGTTTTGCCAACTTCTTGGAAGATGCCAGCAAAAGCAGCATCAGCAGCACGAAGGATTGCGAGAAGTTCTTTATCTTCACCAATCGACTTCAACAGTTTACCACGCTCGTCAGCAGTTCCCTTGAAGTTAGGGAGCACTTCTTCGGCGCGTTTACGGAGTGCTTCGACTTCAACAGCCTTTTGCATCTCTTCTAGTTGTTTAAGGACGGGGGCAGGGATAGCCGACTTGGCTACAAACTCACCACCAACCTCAATAGTTTCTTCAGCAGGTTTGGCCTTCTCAATAGCTACAGCTTCGAGTTCTTCAACCTTGCCTTTGAGGGTTTCGATTTCTTCCAGAAGCATCTTGTTCACTTCTTCGAAGGACTTAGCTTCTGCTTTCCACGATTTACGAGTCATAGGCTTCTTATTGCCTTCTTCGTCCATCATTTCCTCTTCATCTTCTTCCATGTCGTCCATCTTGTCGGAGGGCTTCATGTTTTCCTTGTAACCTTTTTCAGTTGCTTCAAGGTCTACAGCAGTAATATCTTCCATGTTATCCCCTTTAGGGTTGCGCTTGAAGATGGCAACCTTAGCGAGCGGGTCATCACCCATATCGACCAAGGAAACTTCTTCAAGCTCCAAGTTTACGAGTTCGGTGGGCATTACACCATCTCCTTCAATGCTCTTCCCCCAATAGAGAATGCAGCTAGTTTACCGCTTTTAACATCTTGCCATACTTGTTCATCGTGAACCTTAATAGCAATAATCCAGCCTTCGCGGTCAGACTGAATACCCAAAGCCTTAGCAACATCATTTGTCAAGGGCATGGAGTGGATTACCTCACCAATACTTTCACCAGAGTGCATCCTCTTGGCGGTACGCATGGAGAGCATGAAATTAGTGGCTGCTTTAGCCAGTTGGTCAGCCCTAATAAACTCACCACTATGGTCAAGGCTAACTTCGCCCTTTACTGTAGCTACGTAAGCCCAGCCGAATGCCAGACGCTCTTCATCAAGTTGCTTGACAATTTTGCCTTCAATTTGCACCTTGTTAGTCATCTCTGATACGGAAGTACCAGTCTCCCACATACGGCAGGACCAGTAGCGGGCAGAGGTCTTGTCTGTAGCTGTGTCACAAGAGTGGCGGGCACGGAAGTTACTACGGGCATCAGGATCATCACGACGGATTTCCATGTTAGGATCACCGAAAGTAACCTTCTTGACACCATCACCACTCTTGACGTAGACACCGAACTTCTTACCTGAACCAGCAGGCAGACGGAAAGGTTTATCAAGGGTAACTTCTTTGCCTTGGTGCATAGCCTTATTCAAATCAGTCATGTTGATCACCAAGTCGTTAGGGGTGTACGCTTCCATGTGTTTGTAGCTACACAAAGGTACTGGTAGTTTGCATCAAAGGCTGCATCACCTTTACGACCGGACGAGGAAGCTGTGGCTGGGACAGAATACCAATGGTTTTCAATACTAGGGCGAACCATAAGGGTGCCATTGTTTGCAGCAGAAACTACGACAGCAATAGATACAATATTGTTGGGGGAATCAGGTTTAGTTGCAGTCAAGCCCCCAGCTACTGTAGAACTGGCATACAGAATGTCACCGTCTTCAAAAGCAGAAGTGTTAATACCCCGAACCTTACCAAAGTAAGTTACAAGCCCATCTTCATTGTTAGGGATGTCTTCTGTAGCTACCCCCATAACAACATTACTGTCATAAGTACCATTAGCCAAGAAGGGGGCAGTCAGAAGGATGCCACTGTTACCAACAGAACCAGCAAATCGACACACAGTTCCGTTGAGGATAGTAGAGCCAGTAGTGTTGCGAACCCTATAATGGACCTCTTGACCAATCTGCATCACTACATCACCACCGTTAAGCCCAAGGCTCAGGGTCTTGTCTGTAGCATCCCAAGTGAGTTGTCCCTCAGTTGGGTTAGCTACAACATTGGTAGTGTCAAAGGTCATGTAGTCGATAGACTTGAAGAACTCTTCCCGAGTAATTTTCTTTGTAGTAAGGGCAGAAGTATCTACAATAGCAAGCACATCATCTTGTGCAGCACCGGCCCCTGTAAGGACAGTAAGTGCGCTAATCTTAGTGTCAGCCATCAGTTCAACTCCGGGGTAATGACAATGGCAATATTGCCGGTGTTTGGAAAAGTCTCTACGGACAAATCAGAGTAAGTAACTTCAAACTCTGCGAAGTAAGTACCAGCTACAGAAGTATCTCCATCTTGCCAATCATACCTTACAAGACCTGTGAGGGGTTCAACAACAGTCATCTCTTCATTCAAGAGAGCAGTACCACCTAGCAATTTCATACGGAAGTTAACCGTAGCCCCTGTTAGGTTAATTGCAGTAGAATTACTATCTTGTAGGACCGCTTGGATAGAGGGGGAAGTGTCAGATTGCTTTATTGTAAAGGTCATCAAAACCCCCTTATTTTAATGTGCATCAAATAGCTATACGATTAGAGCCAGTCAGTACAGCGCTGTTATTAGGTTTAACTAATACAACATTAGTTGAACTGTTACCTGTAATAGAAATCACTCGCCTAACACTACCTTGACCTATGATAGGTCTCAAGGCTACTATAGAAATAGAACTTGTGGGTGCTATTACAGAGGCACCTGCGTTTACTGTAGGTACAAAAGGGGCAGTGTTAGTATTTGCTGCTGGAGACTGTATAGAACTCCCAACGTAGACTACTGGCCCTATTTTACCTATCCCAACTTCAACAGAAGGGACATTCAGTATTTGAGAAGATGCTAGTGTTGGTTCATACGCAATAAAACTTAGGCTTACACTACTAGGTGCAATGGACACACCAGTAAAGACACTAGGCTCATTTGCAGCAGTGCTTATCTCAATAAAAGGTACTACATTAGCGCCTTCAGCAGATACGGTAGGTCCATTTGCAAAAAGGTTTGTTATAGCTACAGGAACTGCGAGAGAGGTTCCAACAGAAACGCTAGGAGAACTTACGGAAAGGGCTACCGTAGCTTCAGAGACTACAAAAGAGGTTCCAGCAGAGACGCTAGGAGAAATTACAGAGAAAGTTACAGTAGCCGTAGGAACTACGATAGAGGCTCCAGCAGAGACACTAGGGATGACGCCAGACACGTTGAAGTTTGTAAAAGGCGCATTTAGTGTTACTAAAGTGGCAGATACCCCATCATCACCTAATGGAGCAGAGGCGAGAGGGGAAAACCCTAGCATTTACTTACTCCGGTTTTGAAGGCCACACGACAAAGAAAGGAAACCCTTCTTGAGCAGTTACATCACGAAGAGACTGGCGATACTCTACCCAAGCGGGGGACATTACGTTGTCGCTGAGAGCCATCCAATCAGTCTGAGACAGAAGGTTGTTACGCTGAGAACGGATGTTATTGCTTGCATCCTCAATGGGGCGGTTGCTCACCACCCAACCTTGGGTCCATACACTATTGACCTCAGCAAAGGTACCCACCTTGAGTTTTTGTGTAAGAGGGTCATAGTCAGGTTGATCTTGTAGGGTATAAGGATAAACACCCCACTCGGCCAGACGCTCATCACTCAAGATTTTTGGAAATGAGGTATTTGAATTGTCTTGACGGAGTTGTTCAATTGAATAGGGTGTAGGTTGGGTGTCTGTAATCTTTAGGTATGGCATTCTGCTTATTCCTTAAGCCGTCAGATTGTACTCATTGACGTCATCACCAGTATTACCCACAATATACATCTTCAGCCCATCGGGCTTGAAGAATATGCCATTGGGGGATGTTTCTTGTCCAGAAACACTAAAGGTCTGAAGATAAGAAGCTGTAGACACGTTCCAAGCTGTGCTTAGGTTATACTCATTGACTTCTATCCCCCCAATACCGACAATATACATCTTCAAACCATCCGGCTTAAAGAAAACATCTCTTGGGTTATTCTCTTGTCCAGCAACACTAAAGGTCTGAAGATAAGAAGCTGTAGATACATTCCAAGCTGTGCTTAGGTTGTATTCATTGACGACATCGCCTGTAAAGCCAACAACATACATCTTCAGTCCGTCTGGTTTGAAAAAGATACCGCTAGGGTTACTCTCTTGTCCAGCAACACTAAAGGTCTGAAGATAAGAAGCTGTAGACACATCCCAAGCTGTGCTTAGGTTGTATTCGTTAATGTCTCTTCCACTGTTCCCCATAACATACATCTTTAGGCCATCGGGTTTGAAAGATACAGCAAGGGGGTTTGTTTCTTGTCCAGAAACACTAAAGGTCTGAAGATAAGAAGCTGTAGACACATCCCAAGCTGTGCTTAGGTTGTATTCGTTGACATCATCACCGGAAAACCCTAAAACGTACATCTTCATACCATCAGGTTTGAAAAACACGCTAGTTGGGAATGTTTCTTGTGCAGCAACACTAAAACTCTGAACAAATGTGGCGGTCGAAATGTTCCAACCTTGAGGTACACTAAAACCCCCAGCGCCTATTGTTTTAGACCACAGCATTATGTACCATCCCCCACAAGGGCACCATAGAGAACAGTGGACACTTTCCAAAGAGCGACAGTAGTGTACCCAGTTGTTGCAAGAGTTGGAGCAACTTTAGCATTATTTACCCAAGTTACGCTGGGCCAAGTAATAGTAAAAGCTGAACCGTCATCAATCATCAATGTAATGGCTTTACCAGCAGAGAGGCTATCTGTTGGTGTTGAGTTACCCGTCAAGGTCCACGTTTGGATCGAACCATTAGCAGGGTTCAAAGCAGGGGTGGTACCTGTAATTACAAAGATTGTCTCAGTGGGGGTACCAGTAATAGTTGGAGAAGAAAGGGTTTTACTACTAAGTGTTTGAGTATCTGTAGTACCTACAATAGTTCCTGCCGGGGCAGCCATGGTTGCAACAGTCCCAAGGCCAAGGTTTGTTCTTGCTGTGGATGCACTAAGGAGGTCAGACAGATTATTATCTGGTTGTAGTATATCAGCGGCAGCAGTAGTAACGAAGACCACTGCCGTCCCGCTCAAGTTAATTGCTGCATTACTGTTGGAGCTTTGGCTTGGGACCCTAGATAGGGTGGTGCCGGTGGACGTGTAAGTGCCTGTTCCAATTTCCCAAGCATCACCGTCTTCAATGACATACCTAACTACGTTTGTGTTAGCTACACCAGCCGCAGCAAATGTTTGGTAGCCAGCCAAAGCAGAACCTAGAGTAATAGTCCCAGTTCCTGTAGTCGCCGTGGACATCTTAGCGCGGTTGACTAGCTTCGTCATTCTTTAATTCCTATTAGGCAACAGTGAAAGTAAAGATTCCGTTTGCACTCCAAACAACTTTGAAGTCAGTCGTATCACCAGCCGCTTGGCTACCACCAAAGTCAATGAAAGCAATAGGGGGACTGTTTGCATCCGTAGCATTGTAGAGGACTGCATAAGAGGCAGTAATAGAACCACCAGCAGCCGTCCAGATCACGTCATCTGCATCAAACTTAGCATCGTTGGTAGTTACAGTAGTGACTGCTACATTCGTCAAGGCTTTACCACCAGCAACATAACCGGTACCTGCGGTAGCCTCAGTCCCAACAATACCTGCAAGGGTAGTGTCAGCCGCTGTATAGGTTGCGGTGGTGTAGAGTTTGAGTTTATAGGAATCAGCCGCAGCATTGCTTCCATCAGCAAACAGTCGTGCAGAATGATTGTAAAGAGAGATAGTTACAGCCATTGCTGTCTCCTGTAATGTCTAGATTAACCCGACGGGCTTTGAAGGTTTGCAGTATCTTGTTGTTGCTGTTGTGCTTTACGTTCATTAAGTTTGTTCTGGTAACTAGTAGGATCAAACTCAATCTCAGCAATACCCATGAGGTCTTCAACGACTTCAACTTGTTCTTGCACTTCAATCCCTGCGCCATTAAGGTTACGAAGAAAAGAAGCAATCTCACGAAGGTCATGCGGAGCAACATCTCCAGCTACAAGTTTGGGCATCGTGTCCCAAGGCAAGCCATTCAACTGCCACAGACGTTCTACAAGTTGCTTGTTAAGAGCATCTACAATAGTGTTGATGTAACTCTCAAGGCTTCTTAGGAACAAGTCCGTCTTGGTCTTAGACAGAGCATAAGAACCAGAGCTAGAACCAAGCATAAGAAACTCAGCCATAAGGCTACGAGCAATATCATGTTGATAGCGTTTGACAATAGGGTCAATATCAATAGAACGAGAACCATTGGCAGTAATCA